GATTTCCAAGCTCGAAGAACTGAAAATGTATCAACACAACATTTCTTCGTAAGAGCAACGAATAGAGAATTTAATTACTCAAACAATCCAACGTACACAGCTGCAGATGGAACGTTCGTAGAAACAACATTTAATAATGACCCACAAACGTACATTACAACTGTTGGTTTATTAAATACTTCAAACGAATTGATAGCAGTAGCTAAAACCTCACAACCGATAAACAAATCGTTTGATAAGGAAGTACTTATAAAAGTAAAACTTTCATTCTAATAAAGTTTAGAATATTATAGAAACCCTCCTTTATGGAGGGTTTTTTGTTTCATAGATATTTATATGAAAGTATATTATTTAGATGATTAAAGAAATACCAAAATCGGATGTAGTAGTTAGACCTTTCAAAGTTTACAAAGAGTGGACTTTGGATGATGGTGATATCATTCCATTGTATGGAACACTACAAACTGATTTATATGATGTAGATACTGATGAATTGAATTCGGATGGTACATCTAAGAGAACTTTATATGATTCAATAAAATCACAATTCTATCTAAACCCAGCAACCTCATCAATCTTAACGGAAGTTGGTAAGAGAAAATCTTATGCATCTACGGATGAGAGAGTAATTGGTGATACTATTGGTGTGATATCAATACCACAACAAAAATATGGTGAAGGGTTAAAGGTAGGTTCTGTTGAATTAGAATATGGTTCTATTACTGTAACTGATGATGGAAATTCAAATCTAATAGATTCGGCTAGTAATCATAAAGGTAATGTATTTTATGATAGGGGATTATTAGTTCTTACTAATGGTATTGTAGAAGATACTACAATTGAAACATTTGATTTATCATATCGGTCTACAATGACAATTTATGAAAATGAAATATTCCTATCGGTAAACGAAAATGAATTTAATGTTTCACAAAACCCATCAGCATATGATGGAACTAATAAAATAAAATTAAAAACAATTCAATCTACAATCGAACCAACTAAATTTGGTGGATTTGGTGATTATGATTATTCATCTTCAGTTGATACTACTGGTTCTTATTTAGCACCATTTATTACAACGATAGGTTTATATGATAACGAATTGAATATGGTTGCAGTATGTAAGTTACCGAAACCGATTAAATCATTACCTGATTATCCATTGAACTTTATTGTTCGTTTCGATACTTAATTGATATTTATATACACAAAGGAGAATAATTATGACTTTAGAAGAAAGATTAAAACAAACACCACCTGCATCATCAAAAGCAAACACTAATGGTGGAGATAAAACTCCATTAGAAGCTGATGGTGGATTGGATTTATCAAAAGATGAACAAGCAATCAAAAAATCTGGTGGTAGAGAATTAGGTAATGGAGGTGCTGGACACAATCCAACAAAACCTTATTCTGATTCATTTAAATAAAAGTTAATGTCAAATTGGTTATGGAATGGTAACGATGTTACCGAAGATATTATACCTGAGAGTGCCGTAGGATTTGTTTATTTAATAGAACATATTCCTTCTGGCAAATACTACATTGGTAAAAAATCTTTAGAAAGTGTCCGAAATGTAAAAATCGGAGTTAGAGAGTTAGCTCGTATCAAAGAAGAACGAAAGTTAGCTGGTATAAGGGGTTCACTACCCAAAAAGAAAAAAGTTAGAAAATCTTCTGACTGGCAAAAGTACTATTCATCAAACGATTGGATTAAGGAACAAATCTCAGAAGGTAAGAACGATGAGTTTAAACGTACAGTACTTAAATTCTGCTATTCAAAGAAATCATTATCTTATTATGAAGTACATTATCAATTCGAATATGATGTACTCTCAGATGATAAATCACTCAACGGAAATATTTTAGGAAAATTTTATCGAAAAGATTTGGATAATTAAATTATTATTTGTATATTAGTACCTAATTGTATATACACAAATAATAATATTATGAATTTAGAACAAGTAGCAATAAAATTTGGTATCAATCCAAATAGTTTAAATGCAAAAGATGATGGCTTAAAGATTGCCGTTAAATCAATAAAAGACTTAGTAAATCAAATGGAACAACGTAATGTTGATAGACAAACCATTACTCAAGTTAAAAAATTAGGTGAATTTTTATTCGCAGTATCCGATTCTCAAATGGGATAATTATCCAATGATTTGGTAAATCCAAATAAATTTCGTATATTTACAAAAAATATAATTTAATGCTCTCCGCAAGAAATAAATTAGTTGTTATAAATGTATTGGATTCTACATTAGGTGTGGGTTCATCTATGAAGGGAAATGAACAGGCACATCACTGTCCTTTTTGTCACCATCATAAGAAGAAACTACAAATAAATTTAGAAACTCAATATTGGCATTGTTGGGTATGTGATTCCAAAGGAAGAAGTATCCAATCACTTTTAAGAAAGTTAAATGTAGATAGGAACGATTTATCAAAAATTGTTTCTATCTACGGAGAGTACAAACCTACTAAGAATAGTATAGAGGTAGAAAAAGTACAACTTAAACTTCCGAAGGAATTCAAGCCATTACATAAAAAACCAAAATCAATAGACTTTTCATATAATCAAGCATTGGGATATCTTTATAAACGGGGTATTACTATGGATGAGATATTAAAACATAACATCGGATATTGTGGAGAGGGTATGTATGCTGGTAGAACTATAATCCCATCATATAATTCAGATGGTGAATTGAATTACTTTGTAGCACGTTCATATTATGAAAATAATACAATGAAGTATAAAAATCCACCTGTTAGTAGAGATGTAATTGTATTTGATAATCAAATAGATTGGAGTGAACCAATTACATTAGTAGAAGGTGTATTTGATTCGTTTTCAGTAAAACGAAATGTAATACCAATTTTAGGTAAGTTCCTACCAAAAACATTAAAAGCAAAGATATTTGAAAAGGGAGTAAAGGAAATAAAAATACTTTTAGATTCCGATGCAATTGAAGATTCAACAAAACATGCAACATTCTTTATTCAGAATGGTATAAAGGTAACTAACATTATACCTGAAGGTAGTGATGCTGGTGATATGGGGTTTGATGAGGTAAATAATTTATTAAAAGAAACCAAAGAAAGTGGTTGGGATGATTTAATCCTAAGTAAACTAAATAATATATGAAGGTAGAAAAGATTTACCATTTAGCGGATTTACATATCCGTAATTTAAAAAGACATAAGGAATATAAAGAAGTATTCCAAAAATTCTTAAACAACGTAGATAAAGATAATATTGAAAATTCAGTTATCTATTTAGCTGGTGATATTGCCCATGCTAAAACGGAGATGAGTCCTGAGTTGGTTAGAGAAATCAGTTGGTTCCTAACTGAATGTGCAAATAGAAAACACACATTCTTAATTACTGGTAATCACGATTGTAACTTAAATAACAATTATAGATTGGATGTATTGACTCCAATCGTAGAAAACTTAAATAATGATAGAATACATTACCTTAGAGATACTGGTATCTATCCCTTCCATAATCTTACTTTTGTGGTATATTCGATACTCGATAATAAAGAGAACTGGCCAAAGGCAGAATTGGTAGATGGGGAAAATACAATATGTTTATTCCATGGACCTGTTAACTTAGCAGAAACTGATATCGGTTACACTGTATCATCGAATTCATTCACAACTGATATGTTTGAGGGATTTGATATGGTGATGTTAGGTGATATTCATAAAAGACAAACATTGGGTTCACCAACCATAGCATATGCTGGTTCAATGATTCAACAAAACCACGGAGAAGCTTTAGATAAACATGGTTACTTATTATGGGATGTTGAAAGTAGAACTTTCGAAGAGTTTGATATTAAAAACGATTATGGATTCTATACGTTGGATGTACACAATGGGGTAGTTCCTATTGTTACCAATATGCCTAAGAAACCAAGATTAAGAGTTAGAATTTCAAATACAGACCCAACTCAGATTAAGAGAGCACTAACTGAGATTAAGAAAAAATATAAAGTAGAGGAATTCACTGTTACACGTATGGATACTCTATCTAAACAAAAGACTGGTAACTTTGATGATAGGTTGGCAATCGGAAATGTGAGAGATGTTGAGTTTCAAAATGAATTGATTAAAGATTATTTAGAAAGACAGTACCATGCCGATGATGATACTATTGATAAGATTAAGCAAATCAATAGAGAGATTAACTCAAAATTAGTTGATGATGATATTACCCCAAATATACAATGGGTACCAAAGACTTTTGAGTTCTCTAATATGTTCTCATATGGTGAAAACAATAAAATTAAATTTGATAACGTAAATGGGATGGTTGGTATCTTTGCTCCAAACGCAAGTGGTAAATCATCTTTATTTGATGCAATTTCATTTTGTATTTTTGATAAGACTAGTAGAACTTATGTAGCAAAAAACGTACTAAACAATAGAAAAGATAACTTCTATTGTAAACTACATTTTCAGATTGAAGAAGTAGATTATTATATAGAGAGAAGAGCAAAATTAATCAATAAGGGTAAAAACCTAAAAGTAGATGTATCCTTTTGGAAAGAAGATGTGGGTGGTATTACTTCCTTAAATGGAGAGCAAAGGAGAGAAACCAACTCAATTATTCAACAATACTTAGGAACTTATGATGATTTTGTTCTTACTACTCTATCTTTACAAGGAAATAATTCCTTATTTATTGATAAATCACAAAGTGAAAGAAAAGAAATCCTTGCTCAATTTATGGGTGTTGATGTATTTGATAAACTATATACATTTGCTCAAGATGAAAATAGAGATAACGCTTCACTTATCCGTAAATTTAAACAAGATGATTTCACTCAGAAGTTAGCTGATATTGAAGTTGGTTTAAAGTCTAAACAGGCTGAGTATCAGTTAGAAGAAATAAATCTATCTACTACCAATAGTCAAGTGGATACGTACAATCAGAAATTAATTTCACTTAATGAAAGGATTGTAAAAGTTAAATCAGATAATTACTCTTTAACTGAATTGGAAACTAAGCAATCAACGTTAGAGAAATCGCTAACTGATTTAGATGAACATCGAAACGTAACTCAAAGCAAAATTGATTCCTTAGAAGCAACCCAAATCCAATTAGAAGAAAAAATAGATTCCTTTGATGAGGATGAGATTACCGAAGGATATGATTTGTTTAATCAATATACATCGGATTTAAAGGATTTAAATAACGAATTAGAAAAGCTAAAAATC